TCTTAATAGAGGACAACAAGTTGATAGAGGATCTAGTGGTAAACAAGACGATATTGCAGATCTCGCAGAGTCATTTCTTGATCCAGTTACCACTGGCACAGGTCCACCAAGCACAGGGTTTAAAACACAATCAACATATGACGCTGAATTAGAAGATGACAGAGATGTTGGCGGAGGCGGAAATCAAGGCGGTGATAGAAAAATCGTCTGCACTATGATGAACAAATCTTATGGCTTTGGATCTTTTAGAAATAAAATATGGATGAAGTTTCACAAAGACCTTTCACCAGAATATCAAAAAGGATATCACAAATTATTTTTACCTTTAGTTAAAATTGCTAAAACAAATAAAGTAGTTAAAAAAGTATTAGAACATATTGCAGTGCACAGCACTATAGACATGAGACAAGCAACAAGGGGTAAAACACATTTACTAGGTAGAGTGTATAGAAAAATATTATTACCACTTTGTTATTGGGTAGGTAAAAATGGCTAGAAAATCAGCATTACAAAAAATAGAAGATCATGAGAAACTTTGTAGAATAATGCAAAGGCAAACTTTTGATCAAATTAAAGAATTAAAAGCACAGATAGTTAGAATAGAAAGACTATTAATTGGCACAGCAGCTTTTGTGATAATTAGTTTGTTAGATAAAGTCCTTTAAATCCAAGCTTTTAACTCTTCACCCATAACCTGACTTGCAATATTAACTTTCTTACGTAAAGCTTTTACAATTCTCTCATCGACCGTATCTTCACATATTATGTCAATATATGTCATAGGTTTTGTCTGACCTATACGATCTATTCTAGCCTCTGACTGTTGTCTCTTTTCAAGATCATAACCATTAGAATAATAAATCATATTACTAGCAGCAGTTAGTGTAATACCATAACCACCTGTTTGCGGTGTCCCAACAAAAAATCTACATTTATCATCTTCTTGAAAACGTTTTATATTTTGTTGTCTTTCATCTTGTGGCGTCAGACCATAATAATCTACAAGACAACCTTGATCAAACTCATCTACAATCGCCTTTATAATTTGTTTAACATCACTTTGCCAATGAGCCCATATAACAACCTTGCCCTCTATCTCATTTAACACATCTATCAATTCATCAATACGATTACTTTTAACCTCTTGCACTGTGCCATCATCAGATTTAAAATGGCCACAAGTTATTTGTTGTAGTCGCATTAACTGTGTCAGTGCGTTTGATGTGGTAAGCATTTTACCATTTAATATTGCAAGTGCCTCTTTTTTCATTTGTGTGTAAACTTTGTTTTGGTCTGGTGTTAGTTGTACAATACGTTTCATAAATGTTTTGTTAGGTAAGTCTAAACAATCATCTTTTAGAACACGATTAGAGAAAGGTTTTAGTTTCTCTGACAGTTCACCTAAATTTTTGTAGCCAACAACTTTTTGAAAGGTTCTACCGTTAAAAGACATATTTTTCATGACTGCATATCTTGTTCTAAACGTGTACCAAGACGTATGATCCAAGAGCCAGGGGTCAAGGAACTCGCATTGTTTATATAAATCTAGTGGTGACTTTGTTACAGGAGAACCTGTTAGTATTCTTTTATATTTTGCATTTTTACCAAGCTCTACTATATTTTTTGTACGTTTAGCTTCTGGGTTCTTAATAGTGGTTGACTCGTCTATTGCCATCAATGTTTCATGTGAATTAATAAATTTAGCAGCAAAGTCTACACCTTTTTTAGTAGACAAAGACTCCACGTTCATAATTAAAACATGCAAGTCTGTGCCTGTTTCAAACAAAGTATTTAAACTTTTTTGTTGTTGTTTGGTAATATTAGCTTGCCATAGCACCACATTTTTTTCTATATGGTCAGGCAAATGTGTTGGTATTTCAGAACTATACCAGTTTTTATATACACCTTTTGGTGCCACAATTAGAACACCATTGATCTTACCATGGTCGTAAAGCATAGCAGAGTTATCTATTAATACTTTAGATTTACCTGTACCCATCTCCATAAAATAGGCAAAACACTTCTTATCCCAAGACATTTCTAATGCCTTAAGCTGATGCGCATATGGCTTGGTCTTAAATTTATAATTCATAATTTCTTTCTATTGACATGGGTATATATAATGTTATACCGTTTGTCAATGTCAGAAAGAATAGTTTACGTAATACAGGAAATAGCTGGTACACAAGCTGGTAATCCAAGAATAAATATCATAGGTGCATCGCACTTTGGTCAGTTTAAATTTTTGTTACCAGAGTTTTCACAAATTATTTTTTCACCTGGACCTTTAGTTTATAAATTAAGGCAAGGGTTAAAAAATTTTAAAGAAGGTGATTATTTACTACTTACAGGTGATCCTGCGATTATCGGTGTTGCTTGTTCTATTGTGTCTGA